CGAAACTTTTTAATATAATTGACATTTTTTAATAAAAATCGTAATATTTTTTGCTCTACCTCTGTAAAATATTTTAAAAAAAATTAAAAAAAAAATAAAAAAAAGACAAAAAAAAAGAGGACATAAGCCCCCTTTCTTTACTCAAAATACTAAAATTAATTTACATCAATCTGTGATCCTTGTGTTTCAGCATTATATGCTGCCGTTGCAACAAAGTCTGGTGCTTCTGTTTCTTGTGAAACAAATGTCAAAGAGTAACCATAAAGGTCTCCCATTGCTGCACCATTACTGAATGTACCTGTTGTAAGCTCACATCCGTGATCTTTTCCCACTAATCTGAAATTGCCATTGTAATCCTCAACAATAATGTGAGGTCTTGATACTGCTAGTAATTTAATTTCTGCTTGAGTTTTCTCTTCTTGGAAGATTAAGTTCATAACTACTGTAGTTTCGTAGAATGTTGTGCCATTCTCTCTTGATGATGTTACTGTAGTGTCCATTGTAGAATTTCCTTTTACATCGAACTTCATAAATGTTGGTGATCCACCAAAGTCTGTAATTAAATCACTTGCGATAGTCAAAGCACCTAATGTACCGAAATCTGCAAATGTAATAG